TACTTTGGAATGAATGGGAACTATCCGATCTTTGCCTGCCTCCGTCTTAGCTCCACATATAAAATATCCTTTATCTAAATAAACATTTCTATTTTCTATTTCCACAAATTCTATAATCCGGACGCCGGAGTAAATCATCATAAGTACTTTATCAACATCATGCAAAGATTCGTTTTGCCATAAGTAATCCACTTCACTCTTTGCGAAAGGCTTGTGTATACCCTCAGAGTCCTTCCAGGACATCTCTATGCCAACCGACAAGTCAGCGCTTGCAATCTTCCTGGGTATACAGTATAAGTACAGCTGATGGAGTAAAACCTTCATATGGTCAATGGAGGACTTTTTATATTCTTTCCCATTATCATCAAAGCATTTTTGTATATCATCTATTGTAAGGTTTACCATCTTCTTATTGTGGATGACTTTAAATTTATTATAAGCGGCTGCATAGATATATTCTGATGATTTTGATAATGCTTTTTTCTTATTCGGGTTAAATTTACGTTCATACCATAATGCGTATACATCAGCAAAGGTTGGTAGATCCTGTATGGGTGTGGGCTTTTCGATATTTATCCCGCTGTTGTATTGGGCTAGGATGGATAACGCCTCTTTTCTGGTTTTCCCGTAGCCAATGGTCTCATAGACCTGCACAAATTTATCTTTTTCTGTATCATACTTGAAGCCGTTGGTTACTCTGGCCATGTAGGGCTTGCGTCTTTTTCCAGAGAGTTTTACCACTCCTCCATATCCATTTGGGTTACGCATAATATCACACTCCTAAAAAAGGGTATAAAAAATACACCCTAGCAATTTCTGAGAGTGTATGATAAAATACTATTGATTAGATAGTGCTTATCATACCCCCTCTACGGTTGATAGGTTACTCATTTCCGCTCCGGGTTGCAGCCTGGGGCGGTTTTATTTATTTATCTTGCTCTCCAAGTTTTACCACAATTTTGACAGATGCACATAGTTTCATTCTTAAATTTAGTCTTTTCATTACCTGTGGATTTTTTCCATACTAAATTCGAAACACCAAGCGTACAAACAGCAGTAAACCCTCTTGCCGTATTGTTTATATGACCACCTATGCCGTTACCGTGCTTCTTGGTTTTTCCATTTGATTGAATCAGTTCTACTGAAACATTTCCACTACCACATTTAGGACATTGAATCCCAGTTCCGCTACTCATTCCATAATCTATTTGTGGCCCCACTGAGATCGGGTATCCGCAATTCGGGCAACTACCTGCTCTGTCAGAAATTTCTTTGCCACATTCTGGACACTTAATCAATGCCATACTATCACCCTCCTTAAGTAAAATATATTAATTAAACGCCGAAGCGGTTAATCACTATAAGTCATCACTATATAAACGCATATACTCAGATTGCTCAAAAAAATTATCTAGTCCATTTATTTGCAAATAATTTATTTTTTCTTCGTACTCTTCCAGCTCACGCTGTATCTTCTGGCGTCGTCTTATAAGTGCTTGCAACCTTTTTATATATTTTGCTCCTGGCATTGACTTTGCCTTGGAAGCAGCTATCATCCCATGAGCCTCAGCCTCAATGCTCTGAACATCACTTTTGCTAAAATCGTTATCTGTGATATGCTTCATTGCATGTTGATAAGCTCTGAGCTGCCCATCGTTAGATAACCGGGCATTAATTAATATTGTATAGCTTCCGTCTTCATTCGGAATAACCATTTCATTGCCAGGACGGGGAAAGTTAATCAAAAATACATTAACATCCGGTGTCGTCATCATTACCACGCTCTTTTCTCTTTAAAGCAAGTGCCATGTTATGAAGCGCCTTAAGATCATCAGGATCCATGTCTCTTTGGACATCAAATAAGGCACGTAATTCTTTGTTCTCAAAAATTTCTTGCGCTGCTTTGGCTGTTTCATTATTGACATAATAACCATTATTTTCCTGCATCAAATCACCGATGTTAACGCCAAGCCACTTTGCAATAGCTTGTATTTTATCAGCGCGAGGCATTTTCCTGGAATTGCACCAATCTGATGCCGTTGCAGAAGAGACTTTCATATATTTGCATAGATCGGTCTGATTCCTATTGGCCTGTTCCATATAATGTCTTAAGTTTTTCGCAAATATTTCCCGTAGAGTTTCTTCCGGCATTTATCTGACCTCCTATTCTTATAATAGATATGCTTATTATATAATAAATTGATGTTCATATCAAGCTAAAAACGAAAATAATTTCACTGTGCACAAAAAAAGTTAAACTTTGAGCTTGACTTCTCACTTAAAGCGTGTATAATAATTATTAGCTTAAAGCTAGCTAGGAGGTGAAAATGTGAGAATATCAATTAAAGGCGCTCGGGTAGAAAAGCATATGACGCAGAAACAGGTAGCAGAGAAAATGTCCGTTGCAAAAGAAACAATATCAAATTGGGAAAGAGGACATACTGCTCCAACGGCTCCTCAATTATTGAAATTGTGTGAGTTATACAATGTCAATGTATCAGATATTTTTTTGCCTGATTCACTCGCTAAAAGCGAGAAAAAATAAGGAGGAGTGTAAGAGGTGAGCGGAGTTAAAAGCAACAAAAAACTGATGGAAGTGTTGTTTCCACCAGTTTTTGCCTAAATTTATTTACCCTGTATATTTTGCAGATTATGTGTTTAAGCCCCAACTCATTGCATAAGCCCCAAGCCATTGCATACGCACATAATCACACCAGACAACACCCAGTGCTTCTGTGGAATATTTCGCCACTTATGCAGTTTTAGTTCTGCCATTAAGTAAAAAGATTAGTGGCCCATTAGTTGGCGAATATGAGGGGTTTTTTGATGATATTCACAGTTGGTAAAGCAGTGTCTCTGCTCGATAACATCAAAAAGCACTTTACCCAGTTTCAAGTGTCTTGGTAACCACAGCGGCCAACCTCATAAAGGGAACAGGGCAAATTCAAAAGTTTGGTCAATAGGACCAGCTCCCTTCATTGCCCATTGTTTGGGTTTATGAAAGAATTTTATCACAGCATTAAAATATTTTCAATTATTAATAAGAAAACCAGAAGAGTAGGAGGTGGAAAAGGTTGAAAACGTCAGAACAGGTATTACGAGAAATAGTATCTTTTGTAGCACTACCAGAGTTTCCTTCCTGTAGTGTACCAATTTCCGTCGTAGCCAAAGTTATGCAGCGGGATCCGGTGTACATAAGAGAAGGGATAGCTCAAGGATGGCTCCCCATAGGCACCTGTAACAAGGTAGGGGCTAGAAGAAATTTCTATATTTCTCCAAAGCTTTTGTGGGAATATACAGGATTTCTGTACAAGCCAGAGGAATGGGGAAAGGAGGACAACCAGTGTTTAAAAATGTAATCATCTCAATCCTGGCAGCAACCATATTAATGCAAAGCGGGTTTTGCCAACCAGATAACATGCTGCAAGCTATGATCATACCGGTGGTGTGGTACGTAGTTTTTGTAATCAGCCTGACCTGGATTGACTGCAGGAGGCTGGCCAAGAAAGAAAGGAGGAGGGAGCCATGAAGAGGCATGTGGAGACCATAGCACAGTATGCTATATGGAACTGGCTGGAGGCCAATTTTTACATTGGCGCTTTAGAAGAGATAAGATTTGACAGCCAGAACACCGCAGTAATCAAAGACAAAAACGGTGATGCAGCCGTAGTAGTATACGAGCGCGGGATGGTATATCTCATGGAACCCGTATGACGGGAAAATCCCCAGGAAGCGGCAACTTACCCGGGGACGATAATTAAGTAAATTAATATATTTACAGCTCTATTATAGGGCAGAACGGAGGATTTTGCAATGAATATGAAAATATTTGAAGATTCAATGGCACTGCAAGAAAAAATTACAATGCTCCAGGGAAGCATGATGAAAAGTGAGATCGCTCTCAACTTCCTGGAAGAAAATGGTATAGCGGCAATTGAAATCAAGCCCGATTGGGATGACACCATATATTTAGGAGACTGTCACCTGGACGAAGGGCAGAAAGGGTTGGTGCTGCAGCTTCTAACCTCAGTACTAAAAAATCGGATAGATGAGGCAGAAAAGGAGCTTGCGGAAATACTGGGACCACCGGAATTCTGATATGAGGAGGCATTGTGAGAGCGAAGACGCAGTACGAACCTTTGACACCGGAAGAGCAGCGGTTCGCGGAAGAAAACCATTATCTTGTCATGAGGTACCTGCGGCAAAACAACCTGGATCCAGCGGAGTGGTACGATGTAGTGATCTTCCGGTATCTGCTGTCAGTAAAAAGATGGTTTTTGTATCCGGAGCTGCAGCGCTTTAGGTTCAGCACAATCGCTTATAAGGCCATGTGGTCTGCTGTTGGGAGCGAACGCCAGAAACAAAAGCGCAGAATCAAAACAATAAGCCTTGATGAGCCTGTGCCCGGGTCAGAGGATATTACCTATCTTGACACCGTAACAGCCGAAAACCTGAACTATATCTATATAGGAGATAACGAAATGAATATAAGCTATAACGTAAAAGTCCCACCGCGCAAACAGCCTGGACATAAGAGCGACGAGGTAATGGCGCTTGAAAGTTTCCTGGCAAGCACAGGGAAAACAAAAAATATGTGTTTTGAGTACGAAGAGCTAAAGGAGGCAAAAGCTAAATTAACAAACCTGCGGGCGTATTGGAGGAAAAACGATCTACTGGAGCAGATTGATATATTCCGTTTAAAAAACTGTATTTACATTGTAAAAAAGGAGGCTGAAAAGTGAGTATTAAAATTAATAAGCTTGAGATAGAAAATGTCAAGCGCATTAAAGCAGTAAAAATAGAGCCGTCAGCAAACGGCCTCACTATTGTAGGAGGAAATAACAATCAGGGGAAAACCTCCGTTCTGGATTCCATTGCCTGGGCGCTGGGAGGAGACAGATACCGTCCATCCGAGGCAAAAAATAAAGAGTCCGTAATTCCCCCTAACCTGCATGTTGTTATGTCAAACGGGATTGTAGTAGAGCGGAAAGGTAAGAACAGCGACTTAAAAGTAACGGATCCGGATGGCAAAAAAGCAGGACAGCAGCTGCTTAACAGCTTCGTGGAGCAGCTGGCGCTGGATCTGCCGCGCTTCATGGAGTCATCCGGGCGGGAAAAGGCTCAGACACTTCTGCAGATTATTGGAGTAGGGGACCAGCTGGAAGCCCTGGAAAAAGAGGAACAGGAACTGTACAATGAGCGGCTGTATGTTGGGCGGACTGCCGATCAGAAAGAAAAATTTGCAAAAGAGCAGCCCTATTTTACAGATGCACCGAAAGACCTGATATCTCCATCCGAGCTGATTAAACAACAGCAGGAGATACTTGCCAAAAACGGAGAGAACCAGAGAAAGCGGGATGCTCTGGAAACACTGCAGTATCAGTGCGTCCGCCTGAATACGGAAATTGCAGAACTGGAAGACCAGCTGGAAAAGAAGCGCCAGGAACGGGAACGGGTTGGACAGGACCTTGAGATTGCCAAAATGACAGTTGCTGACTTGAAAGACCAATCTACCGCAGAGCTGGAGGAAAACATAGCTAATATCGAAGATATCAACCGAAAAGTACGGGCAAATCTTGACAAGGACAAGGCAGAGGACGATGCCAGGATGTACCGGAACCAGTACGTAGAGCTTACAAAAAAGATACATGACACCAGGGAAAAGAAAAGGAAGCTGCTGGAGCGCGCAGATCTGCCACTTGCGGAGCTGTCGGTAAAGGACGGCGAATTGATATACAAAGAACAGAAATGGGACAACATGTCAGGCTCTGATCGCCTCAAGGTATCTACTGCGATTGTACGTAAGCTGAATCCTGAGTGCGGGTTTGTACTGTTGGACAAACTGGAGCAGATGGATCTTGATACGCTTCGTGAATTCGGACAGTGGCTGGAAACGGAAGGACTGCAGGCAATTGCCACCAGGGTAAGCACTGGCGGCGAATGCAGCATAATCATAGAAGACGGATATGCGGCAGGGCAGGAACCGCCAGAAGAACAGAAAAAAGAATGGAAAGCAGGTGCATTTTAAATGGATATAATCAGAGGAAAAATCCCTTGTGCAAAGAAAACTGTAATTTATGGCCCGGAGGGAATCGGAAAATCAACCTTTGCAAGTAAGTTTCCGGAGCCGCTTTTTATAGACACGGAAGGCAGCACAAAGAACATGGACGTTGCCAGGACGAAGACACCCACCTCCTGGACCATGCTGCTGGAGCAGATCCAATACGTTAAGGATCACCCGGATATCTGCCGTACACTGGTCATTGACACCATTGACTGGGCAGAGCAGATGTGTGTTATCCATGTATGCTCACTGCATCAAAAAAAGGGTGTAGAGGATTTTAATTACGGAAAAGGTTATGTGTACGTAAAAGAGGAATTCGGGAAATTTCTGAACCGTTTGTCGGATGTAATAAACGCAGGCGTAAATATTGTTTTGACTGCCCATACCCAGCTTGTGAAGTTTGAACAGCCTGACGAGATGGGATCTTACGACCGGTATGAGCTCAAGCTTGGGCAGAAGACAAAATCCCAGACCTCTCCGCTGGTGAAGGAGTGGGCGGACATGCTGCTGTTTGCCAACTATAAAACCTATTCCATTGCTGTAGATGACAAAGGTAAAAAGCATAAGGCACAGGGCGGGAAACGGGTCATGTATACGGCCCATCATCCATGCTGGGACGCAAAAAACCGGTACGGACTTGCGGACGAGCTGCCATTCGAATACGGAGAAATTGCACATATCATTGGAAGTACTGCCCCGAAAAAGACGGAACCAGCAGCCCCCACTCAGCAGAATCCGGCACCGGAGCCAGAGATTCCACAAGGCCCTGGTCCCGAAGAGAAGCCACCAGAAGCTGATGTGCCGAAGCAAAGTTTAGACACTCCGGATATTTTCGAACCTGATCCCGCCATACCTAAAGCGCTGCGGGATCTTATGATAAATAATGTTGTGCTGGAAGAGGAGATACAAAAAGCCGTTGCCCAGAAGGGGTATTTCCCCATTAACACTCCAATCACAAATTACCCGCCTGGTTTTATAGACGGGGTACTGATAGGGGCCTGGGAACAGGTATATAGCATGGTAAAAGCAAACCGGGAAAATGACATGGAAATCCCATTTAACAACTAAGCAGGAGGTAAAACAAGATGGAAGATATCAGAGGAAAAGAAATAGGCTGGGATGAGGCCGTAGAAAAGGGAGGAGACTATATCACCCTGCCGGAAGGAGAATATGACTTTACAGTAGAATCATTTGAGAGAGGACGATACGAAGGGAACGAAAAAGTCCCCCCTTGTAATCGCGCACTATTGAAACTGCGCATTGAATCCCCCCAGGGAACCGCTTATGTAAACGAGAGCCTGCTTTTGTATGACAAGATGCAGTGGAAGCTGGCAGAATTCTTCATGAGCCTTGGCGTTCCGGAGGTAGATGGAAAGGTGCGCATGAACTGGCAGAGTGTGCCGCAGGCCACAGGCCGGGCCCTGGTAGAGGTAATACCAGGCAAAAATGACCCTACGAAGAAATATAACCGGGTAAAGACTTTTCTTCCGAAGCCGAAAAAGGAGTTTAAGGCAGGTGAATTCTAATGCAGTTAAGGCCATATCAACAGGAGGCGAAGGACGCGATTTTTAATACCTGGGAGGGCGGGACGAGGAAAACCCTCCTGGTGCTGCCGACCGGGTGCGGGAAAACCATTGTGTTTGCGAAGGTTGCAGAGGACTGCGTGCGCAATGGCGACCGTGTGCTGATTCTTGCCCACAGGGGAGAGCTGCTTGACCAGGCGGCGGATAAGATCCAGAAGTCAACCGGGCTTGGCTGTGCCGTGGAGAAGGCAGAGGAAACCTGCCTGGGGAGCTGGTTTCGGATTGTAGTAGGCTCCGTACAAACATTAATGAGAGAGAAACGGCTGGGACAATTCCCGGCCGATTATTTCAACACCATCATCATAGATGAGGCGCACCACTGTATTTCTGACAGCTACCAAAGAGTGCTGAAGCATTTTACGGAGGCAAAGGTGCTGGGAGTAACGGCTACACCGGACCGTGGAGACATGCGGAACCTTGGAACCTATTTTGAAAGTCTGGCATTCGAATACACGCTGCCAAAGGCAATTAAGGAGGGATTCCTGTCCCCGATTAAGGCGCTGACGCTGCCGCTTAAGATTGATATGAGCGGCGTTGGCGTACAGGCCGGTGATTTTAAGGCCGGAGATATCGGGACCGCCCTGGACCCATACCTTCAAAGCATTGCGGAGGAAATGAAGAAATACTGTATGAACAAGAAAACCGTGGTATTTCTCCCCCTGGTAAAAACCAGCCAGAAGTTCCGGGATATTTTAAATGAAAACGGATTCCGGGCTGCAGAGGTAAACGGTGACAGCCAGGACCGTGCGCAGATCCTGCAGGACTTTGAGGACGACCGGTATAACGTTCTGTGCAACTCTATGCTTTTGACGGAGGGCTGGGACTGCCCCAGTGTTAACTGCATTGCAGTGCTGCGCCCCACAAAAATAAGAAGCCTGTACTGCCAGATGGTGGGCAGGGGAACCCGGCTGCATCCAGGGAAAGAGCACTTATTATTGTTAGACTTTCTCTGGCATACCGAACGCCATGAGCTGTGTCATCCGGCCAGCCTAATCTGTGAAAGTGAAGAGGTTGCCCAGAGGATGACAGAAAACCTGGAAGCCGCTGCCGGCTGCCCGGTAGATATTGAGGCAGCAGAAGAAAAAGCCGCAAGCGATGTAGTGGCACAGCGGGAGGAAGCCCTGGCAAGACAGTTGGCGGAAATGAAGCGACGAAAAAAGAAACTGGTGGATCCACTGCAGTTTGAAATGTCCATCCAGGCAGAGGACTTGTCCGGATACACGCCGGCATTTGGCTGGGAATGCGCTCCGCCCTCTGACATACAGAAAGCAACACTGGAGAAACTGGGAATCCTTCCGGATGAAATCGACAATGCGGGGAAAGCTTCAAAGCTGTTGGAGCGGTTGGCTAAGAGACGTACAGAGGGCCTCACGACCCCTAAACAGATCAGATGTCTTGAAAAATATGGATTTCAACATATAGGAACCTGGCAGTTTGAAACAGCCAGAAACCTGATTGACCGTATTGCGGCTAATGGGTGGAGAGTGCCCAGAGATATAAACCCAAGAGACTATAAAGGAGAGTAGGCATGGAACAACGGACAGATTTACTGGAAATCTTAGAACATATCAACCCTGCGGCATTGAACTATCAGGAGTGGGTTAACGTTGGGATGGCTCTGCATCACGAGGGATACGCAGTATCTGTCTGGGACGATTGGAGCCGTAGTGACCCTGGGAGATATCACGCCGGGGAATGTGCAAAGAAATGGAACAGCTTCCGGGGAACCTCTTCCCCGGTGACTGCCGGGACCATTGTGCAGATGGCCATGGAAATGGGATGGAAACCCTCCTGTGAGCCCGGGCGCGCCATGGATTGGGACGAGGAAGTATCTGCGGACCTGGTAATCATAGATAAAAACTGGATTGAAGGAAGAGAGGTGCAGGAACCGAAAACCTGGGACCCCGTACAGCAGCTAATCAAATACCTTGAGACTCTTTTTGAAGCCGGTGAGAATGTTGGATATGTAACAGGGAGCTGGAAAAAGTCAGATGAAAAGGGGACCCGCTGGCTGCCGCAGAAGGGGAGCTGGGACCGCACGGCCGGACAGCTCATAGAACAGCTGAATAACTGTAACGGGGATATCGGGGCCGTGATCGGAGACTGCAACCCGGAGGCCGGTGCATGGATCCGGTTCAATCCCCTGGACGGTAAGGGCTGTAAAAATGAAAATGTAACGGAATTCCGATATTCCCTTGTGGAATCCGACTCCACAGACATTGAGCGCCAGAACGCTATTATCCGGGAGCTGGAGCTGCCGGTTGCCTGCCTGGTGCACAGCGGAGGAAAAAGCCTCCATGCAATTGTCCGGGTGGATGCAGCGGATTATAACGAGTACCGGAAACGGGTAGATTATCTCTATAACGTCTGCCAGAAAAACGGGATTAAAGTGGATACCCAGAATCGGAACCCCTCCAGACTATCAAGGATGCCTGGAATCCTGCGCAATGGTCAGAAACAGTTTTTGGTGGATACCAACATAGGAAAGGAATCCTGGGAGCAGTGGTACGAATGGATTGAGGGGGTAAACGATGATCTGCCGGAGCCTGAGGGCCTGGAGGCGGTATGGAATGACCTTCCGGAGCTATCCCCGCCTCTCATAGAAAACGTACTGCGGCAAGGGCACAAAATGCTGATTGCAGGCCCGTCTAAGGCCGGAAAATCCTTTGCCCTCATAGAACTGTGCATAGCCATAGCAGAGGGTAAAAAATGGCTTTCCTGGCGCTGTGCAAAGGGAAAAGTAATGTACGTAAACCTTGAGCTTGACCGGGCCAGCTGCCTGCACCGCTTTAAGGATGTGTACGAGTCCCTGAAATGGAAGCCGAACCACCTGAACAACATAGATATCTGGAATTTAAGAGGGAAATCTGTCCCTATGGACAAGCTGGCACCTAAGCTTATCCGCAGGGCAGCAAAAAAGAACTATATAGCCATTGTGATTGACCCCATATACAAGGTGATCACCGGTGACGAGAACAGCGCGGACCAGATGGCCAACTTCTGCAATCAGTTTGACAAGGTATGTACGGAGTTGGGATGTGCCGTTATCTACTGCCACCATCACAGCAAGGGCAGCCAGGGAGGCAAGCGTTCCATGGACCGTGCCAGCGGTTCCGGGGTATTTGCCCGTGACCCGGATGCACTCCTGGACCTCATAGAGCTGGAATTAACGGACGCCATCTACAAGCAGGAGGAAAACAAGACAGTATGCAAGGCGTGCGTTGACTGGCTGAATATGCACGGCACAGATTGGCAGGACGACCTCTCCCAGGACGATGCATTAAACAGCAGAATCCTGCTGGAGTACTGCGAAAAGCATCTGGATTCCCTGGATTACCGGGCACTGAACTATAATCTGGAGCTTGTAGCAAAAAGGATTAAAAATCTGACTGGATGGCGCATTGAGGGAACGCTTAGGGAGTTCCCGAAGTTTGAACCGGTAAACCTCTGGTTTGATTATCCGGTGCACCGTTTAGATGATGTGGGGTGCCTGAAAGACATCCAGCCGGATAATGACAAGCCACAATATAAAAAAAATTTCAGCAAGAAAAAAAGCCCGGATGAATTAAAGGAAGAACGGAAAAAAGCATTGGAAACTGCTTATGATGCGCAGAATATTGACGGTGAAGTCACGTTAAAAGACCTTATGGAGTTTACCGGAAAATCAGAAGATACTATCCGCAGGCACATAAAAGAGCATGGTGGGTTTTGGATTGATGACGGGAAAGTGGGCAGGAAGACAGCCGCAAAGTCGGAATAAATGCGTGCGTGAGCCGCATGTAAAATCGGTCAATGCGTCTTGCGTCTTACACCCGCAAACTCGAAGTTTTTCGAGAATGCGTTTTATACCCGCAAAGTCGGTGATTTTCGAGAATGCGTGAGCCGCACGCAAACCTGTATGTATATACATACAAAATGCGTCTTGCGGGTGGTGGTCCGGGGGTGTGTGGGAGTGGGCTACAGCACAGCCCGCTCCACATCCCACCCCTGCCCCGGACAAGTCGCGCGAAGGGAAAAATATAAAATTTAACACGTTAAAGGAGTGAAGAGAATGATTTGTCCAATTATGAAAAGTGACTGTGACACTGAATGTGCTTTATGGAGTTTTGATAATGCAGAGTGCGCCTTGCTCTTAATGGGTGAAGGAATGAGAGAACTTTCTTTTACGGCTGATGAAGCTAATCGTGATTGTGGTATAAGGGTGCATGTAACACAGAAGGCGAGGGATTATAATGACTGAATTTTTTATGGCAATGATACCACCAACCAAAACACACCAACAGAAACAGGTGCATGTGGTAAATGGGAAACCGGTATTTTATGAGCCGTACGAGCTTAAGGCAGTCAGGGCAAAGCTTCAGGCAAATTTAAGCCGTAACCTTCCCGGAGTAAAGTATACGGAACCGGTAAGGCTGATTGTGAAGTGGTGCTTCCCAAGAGGACACCATAAAGATGGCTCCTACAAGGCCACAGCGCCCGATACGGACAACTTGCAGAAGCTCCTTAAAGATTGTATGACCGATGTTGGGTTCTGGCAGGATGACGCTTTGGTGGCCTCAGAAATAGTGGAGAAGTTCTGGGCGGAGGTGCCAGGCATTTACATCCGGATTGAGGAGCTGCCATGAACGAGCAGCGGTTGAAATATTACTGGCAGATGTTTGTTGATGTGTGGCACCTATTCCGGGATTACAGTACGCCCGATGGGAGCAGAGATTTTTGGGAAAAATTTGAGACAGAAGCTGAACGCCTCAATCAGAAGTACGCACAGTCGGAACTATATCAAGCGCTTTCTATAGCCGTAGCTAAAGAGCTGCAGAGGATAGAGACAGACACACTAAGGAACAGGAGGAAATAATATGTCCACAGGAAAGAAAATATTAGCAGAGATTACAGTAAAAGACGGTAAACCAGTGGTAGAGATACACAACAATAGGGAGTATGAGGTGGTACCGCTCGAGGGAGTAACCTACATAGTGGAAAGAAAATCCCAGGACTTTGTTGCCTTTGGGGGCAAGTCATGAAACTGAAAGATATATTCTGCTTTCACAAGTGGAAAAAGTTTGAGGAATTCGAACTAAAAGGAAATACCTGTGTTATATTCAGGTGTAAAAAATGCGGAGCTGTAAGAAGCAAATTAACTTAGGTTATCGTGATGTATCAATGATATGGTTGGGAACACATGTTACCAGGGCGGTTGTAAGCGGTCATGCGGCGGCGCTTAATGGCAATAAATTCCGCGGATGCCAGCCGGAAACGGTGCGTAAGTGGGTAGCTGAAATGTCCACAAATGCCCTATCACATAACTTAAGATTAGGAGGAAATGTTCATGAGCAAAAAAACAGTGGTATTTGATTTTGATGGAGTGATACATAGTTACGTAAGCGGATGGAAGGGATTATCAGTCGTACCAGATCCGGTTGTGCCAGACATACAAGCAGCTATCAATAACTTACGTATGGATGGATACAAGGTGATTGTTGTATCTACCAGATGCGCAAGGCCAGAGGGCATGGGGGCGGTTAGGCGCTATCTGAGGGATAACCATATAGTTGTTGATGATATTATGGCAACTAAACCACCTGCAATTTGCTATGTAGACGATAGGGCAATTTGCTTCGATGGTAATGCGATAGGTCTTATTGATAGGATTAAGAATTTTAAACCCTGGACAGCTGATCAACTAAACTGGAATTAGATGGAGGAAGCACAATGAATGGTAAATACAGAACCTGTGCCCATGCATTAGGCGTCGGGCAGTATGCGGTATATGTTGCTCCTGGCTGCCCCAGGGCTTCAATGATTAAGGGGCAGCTGGTCAGCAGTAAACGCAGATGTAATGATTGCAAGTGCTGGAGGAAAAAGGATGAATGATGACGGTCTGGAAAATCTTATGATAGCCGTAGTAAAACAGGCGGTTAGAGATTATCATAGCGCGCTGTATCACTACAATACCCAGTACAAGCTGGATAAAAAAGAGGAGGCTAAACGAACGATAAGAGAGTGCGAGATTTTTTTCCGGGAAAACATCAGCGCCTATGCTGCAATAGACGGTAAAAAGGTGATAGAAAAGGTCCGGAATGACGTGAGGAAGGAGCTTAAGAAAAACAGAAAATTACGTGTAATGGAGGTGCCCGAGTTTGACAATTGATGAATTATTTAGCTTGCAGAGGGATAACAATAAACTCCGATCACTCTACATCGAACTTGCAAAACATGAAGACTTCAACCCATATAAAAACAATGTCATAACGGATATGCCAAAGGGCAGTGAAGGGAAGAATTTTGCAGAATGGTATGCCGAAGAAATGGAACGGATACAAACAGAAATAGAGCTGTGCAAGAAAAGAATCCATGAGAACCGGAAACGGATTGAGCTCTACATAAACGATGCCCCATGTCCGGAGCGTGATATTATTCGGTATAGAGTCATAAATAATCTAAGCTGGGAGGAAATAGGGGATTTGATTGGGTACAGTAGATTTCAAGTTTCACGTAAATTTTGGAGATATATAAAAAGATGCTCGTAATGCTCGCAATGCTCATAAGTACTTATGCTATACTATAAGTGTGGTAGTTTGGATATTGCATAATAAATCCTCCTTTGTACGGCTGCCGGGTGTCATGGCCCGGTGGCTGATTTGATGGCATATAGCTTAGTGGTAGAGAGCACTCTGTTTATGACAGGGTGCTTTTATTATACGCAAAACAAACACGATTGAGAGGTGGTGAGGCTTGGCAAGAGCACCAGACACTAGAGCAGAACAGGCAAAAAAAATGTTTCTGTCGGGAAAGAAACTGATTGAAATATCAGAAACTTTGAAAATCCCGGAGGGGACTGTCAGGAGCTGGAAGAACAGATATAAATGGGATAATGCAACGTTGCAAAAGAATAATCGCAACGTTGCAAAAAAGCGTGGCGGCCAGCCAAACAATAAAAATGCTGTCGGTAATAAGGGCGGAGCGGCGCCAAAGCAAAATAAGAATGCAGTTAAGACAGGAGAGTTTGAAACCCTTTTTTTTGATGCCCTGGAGCCTAAAGAGATACAGCTTGTTAATATGATACAGCTAGATAAGGAGCAACTGCTTCTCCAGGAGATACAACTTCTGACAGTCCGAGAACATCGGATGCTGGAGCGCATTGAAAAACTAAAGAGCATGGAAAATGTGTCAGAGGTTGTAACAGAGGTTGTAACAGAGGTAGAGAAGCCACCACCAGGAATGTCGGTGACAAAATATTCTACTGGGTTTGACAAAGGAAAATTGACAGACCTTAAAGAGTATGAGGGCATTCTGGGACAGATACAGGCTATTGAAGAGGCGTTGACCAGAGTGCAGGCTAGACGCCAGCGTGCCATTGAAGCATTGCATAAGTTTGGCTATGATGATGCGCATTTGGAACTGGAAGCTATGAAATTTGAACATGAATTGATGAAACAAGATGGTTCTGGTAACGAACAGAAAGACGACGGATTTATGGACGCCATGAACGCCGCCGCTTCACAGGTTTGGGGTGATGCGGATGTATGAAAAAATACAGAAACTAAAAACTAAGATTGAGCAGATGAAAGGAAAGAGAAAACGGCCCGCTGGTACTTTGACATTCCAATTCAAGCCTTTTTCGGATAAGCAGAAACAGGTGTTGACATGGTGGTGTCCTGATTCACCGGTCAAGGATATGGATGGAATTATTGCGGATGGAGCAATCAGATCAGGAAAAACCGTCTGTATGTCTCTATCATTTGTCATGTGGGCAATGGAAAATTTTAGTGGACAGAATTTTGGTATGTGCGGCAAGACCATCGGCAGTTTTCGGCGTAATGTAGCGTTCTGGCTGAAACTGATGCTAAAATCAAGAGGTTATGCAGTATCAGATCATCGAGCTGATAATCTTATGATTGTGTCAAAATACGGTGTTGAAAACTATTTTTACATTTTTGGTGGAAAAGATGAGCGATCACAAGACCTCATTCAAGGTATTACACTTGCTGGGGTTTTTTTTGATGAAGTAGCCTTGATGCCGGAATCTTTTGTTAATCAGGCCACAGGACGTTGTTCTGTGGATGGCAGTAAATACTGGTTCAATTGCAACCCAGACGGACCGTATCACTGGTTTAAGCTTAAGTGGATAGATAGATCTGCCGGATACCTGGGAAAAGAAAGAGCTGCAGAGCTTCAAGCAAAAGGAGAGGCGCTCAAGCAACTCCTATATCTTCATTTTACTATGGATGATAACTTGAGCCTGTCTGAAAAGATTAAAGCCAGGTACCGGAGCATGTATACAGGGGTATTCTACAAACGGTATATTATGGGGCTATGGGCAATGGCGGAGGGCATTATTTATGATATGTTTTCCGAAGAGAAACACGTCAAACCAATAAGAGATTTTTTTCAGCGGCTTATTAATACCAATAGATACGTCAGTATTGATTACGGTACCCAGAATGCAACAGTTTTTTTGCTATGGAATAAGGGTGTAGACGGCAAGTGGTATTGTATCCGTGAATACTACTACTCAGGTCGGGATAAGGGTGTACAGAAGACAGATGCAGAGTATGCGGATGACCTGTCTGAATGGTTAGAAGATACTAAGGTTAAAGCAGTTATTGTTGACCCTTCGGCGGCTTCATTTATCGCAGAATTGCGAAAAAGAGGGTATAGCGTTTTAAAGGCCAAGAATGATGTCGAAGACGGTATTCGCCTGGTAGGAACACTCCTGAACAGAGAGAAGATTATGTTCAGTTCTTCCTGTGTCAATACGATTATGGAGTTCGCTTCCTATATCTGGGACGAAAAGGCGGCTGAACGTGGCGAAGACGCACCAATCAAGCAGCATGACCATGCAATGGACGCTGTGAGGTATTTCTGCTATCTGATTCTTAATAATAATGTAGCGAAAATCAGGAACAAGGCGAAAGCTGGATTTCATTAGGAGGTGATAGTTATGCGTGTATTTACAATGCCTGCAGAAAAATGGGACGAACGCAACCCCGACAAGCAGGCTATTTTACATTTGATTCAGAAACATGTTTCCGGCGTAAAGCGGTTAATGCAGCTAAAAAAGTATTACGAAGGGAAGCACAAAATACTGGATGATACAGAAAGAGAAAATAAGCTGGTGTGCAATCATGCAAAGGACATCAGCGATACGGCCAGCAGTTATTTTATCGGTAACCCGGTGACATATAAAAGCAAGGGTGATATTACTATACTCACAGATACTTTGGAGACGGCTGGAGCTGATGAAGCTGACGGAGACAACGGTCTTGACCTCTCTATTTATGGCCGGGCCTATGAGTACATTTACACAAAACAGAATGAGACAGATTTGACTATCAAGAATCTTTCGCCAGAAAATACCTTTATGGTTTACGATGACAGCATAGAACAAAATGAGCTCTTTGCTGTCTATTATTATGTCCGTAAAGATGATACAGATAAGACCAATCCAGTCTATGTGGCTACAGTACTAACGAAAAACTATAAGTATGTACTGAACATCCAAAGTATAGATGGGCCACAAGCGTTACTTGAAAATCCGGAGGGGCATTTTAAGGGTGAAATACCAATAATAGAATATCTAAACAATAAACTGGCCATCGGAGACTATGAGTTACAGATACCACTCATTGATGCTTATAATGCCTTGATGAGTGACCGTATTACTGATAAGGAGCAATTTATTGATTCGGTACTTGCCATTTATGGGGCACTGCTGTCGGATGAGGACGCAGAAGAAGGCGACGGCAAAGGTAGCCAGGAAGCAATGAAAAAGCTGAAAAAAGAGGGGATGGTAGAATTTCCGGAGGGTGCTAAGGCGGAGTATCTGACCCGAACCTTTGATGAGGCGGGAGTGGAAATCTTGAAGAAGGCCATAGAGCAGGATATTCACAAGTTTTCTCACATTCCCTGCATGACAGACGAAAGCTTTGGCGGTAACGTCTCAGGAGTGGCAATGGAGTTTAAACTGCTGGGTATGGAAAATATCACTAAAATCAAAACTAGGTACTATAAAAAGGGCCTGAGAAAAAGGCTGCGAATATTTTCCACCTTTTTGAATACACGATCCGGCGTCCGGATTGATGTTTCTGGAATCACACCTACTTTCACACGGGCAATGCCTAAAAACCTCTTGGAAATATCCCAGATTGTAGCCAACCTCTGGGGAAAGGTAGGTAAAAAGACACTGCTGTCACAGATTCCTTTTGTTGAGGATCCAGACGAAGAACTGAAAACGGTAGAAAAAGAGGCTGAGGAGGCTTTGAAGCAGCAACAGCAGATGTTTGTACAAAACACACCCCCACCGGATGATGAAGGGGATCCGCCAGACAAAAAGAAGGATGAAATAAATGAGTAAGCTGTCATACTGGGAACGCCGGCAGGTAGAGGATACATACCGGTACTTTCGGGAGGCGGAGGTCACAGCTGATCAGATATCGAAAGTGTACCTGAAAGCATCCAGATATCTCTCAATGAAATCCGACGAAGTTTTTGAGAGGTATCAAACAAAGCATAGGTTGTCGGAAGCTAAGGCAAGACAGCTTATAAACACGATGCAGGACAAGGCTTCATTGGATGAGCTTCTACAAAAGCTCAGGAATGGTGATGAGTCTAAAAAAGAACTGCTGGCAAAGCTTGAGGCTCCGGCATATCAGGCAAGACTGGAAAGGATGCGGCAGCTGCAGAACCAGCTTGATTTAATGATGCGTACTGTCTACCAGCAGGAAAAAGACATCAGTACAAATTTCTATACAGACCTTGGAAATGAGTCTTATTACCGTCAGATATACAATACTCAGCAGAGAGCAGGTGTTGCCTTTAGCTTCGGTCATTTAAGCGCGGAGGTTGTCGACAGGGTATTGCACAGTAAATGGTCTGGCAAAAATTACTCATCCCGTATTTGGGATAACACACAGGCCCTGGCGCAGAATGTAAAGGAAGAACTGCTAATCAATCTGGTAACTGGACGAACCAACCGTGAGACTGCGGAGGTTATAGCAAATAAGTTTGGGCAGGGGGCGTACAATGCCAGGCGTTTGGTATGGACAGAATCTTCTTTCGTCGCTTCCGAGATGAATTTTAAGGCGTACGAAGAATGCGGGATAGAAATGTATCGATACCTAGCGACACTTGATTTAAGGACATCCGCTATATGCCGCAGCCTGGATGGCAAAGTGTTTCCAGTCAAGGAGCGTAAAATAGGAGTAAATTGCAACCCTATGCATCCGTGGTGTCGGTCCACTACAATCTCTCAAGTGGATGAGGAGATATTGAAAAGGTGGCCCCGTTCAGCAATTGACCCTGAGACCGGTAAGGAAATTAAAGTACCAGGGGATATGACCTATGAGCAATGGTATGAAAAATACGTAGCAGGCAATCCTAAGGCACAACTGGAAGAGAAGAAAATCAAAAATATGTCTTCCGACAGGGCACAGCACAAGCGGTACAGAGAAATCCTGGGTGATAATATACCGAAGTCCTTTGTAAAATTCCAGGAAATGAAGTATAATAATACTGAGAAATGGAATTCACTGCATATAAAGTATTTGGATACAAACCTAAAGACTAAAATCCGCTCAGATGCCACGAATAAGTTAATCGAACCGGGCAAACAAGGAAAACACATTGTAGGTCACAATAACTATGCAAAAGGACGAAGCTATCTTACGATATCATTGGAGGACGCACAGCAGTTGGTTAATAAGTATGCAGGCACAGGAGAAATTAAAAGAGATAGATTTGGAAAATGGACAAATAAAGAATTTGTGTCAGCAGATAAGAACATTGGAGTTGTGGTAGATCCGCAGACAGGAGAAGAGTTCGTTACATCACGGTTCTCAATTCATTATTCAAAAAATGGTACGCATATAGTACCAAGAAAGGGTGGGTGAGATGTTAGAAGGAAAAGAATTTGTAATGTATAAAGCAGAAAATAAAAATATTAAAGTAACTCTGACAGACGGAGAAATCCTGGAAGGTTACTGCAAAGAGTTTTCAAGTGCATATGACAATGACCCAGAAGAAGCAAGTATTACTCTTGAAAATCCGGTACAGGTAAAGACAAGCAAAAGGCTGTATCCAATGACTGAAATTATGGAACATGAGATTGATAGAATTGAATACATGGATTAATACCATCCGTCAGAAATGGCAGGTGGTATTTTTATACTCTTAAAAGGAGGTGAGGAAAGTGGGATGCAAAAAGGGCGGTAAAAAAGGCAAGGGAAAATAAGAAGGGAGAGTAGGAAATGAAGGTAAGAGTCATTAAAAGATTTAACGACCGACACACGCGGGAAAGAAGAGAGGAAAACAAGGTTTATGAATATCCGGAAGAGAGGGCAAAGGAGCTTGAAGCATCCGGATATGTGCAAATTGTAACCGCTGACCCGAAACGCAAGTAAGGAGGTGGTCCCTCATCTCCCTTTGGGCGGCAGGGTGACGCAGCTCATACACGACACAGTTTTTGACACGCAGGATAATCCTGGGTGTTATTTTTATGCTCCGAAATGAGCTTAAACTATACAACCCAGAACGAATGGCCCGGGCGCATGTGCGAATAGGCTGGGCGGAAAGGAAAAGAAAATGATTAAAAAATATATGTTTGGAAGATGTAAAATCCCTATGAATTTGCAGATATTTGCGGATGACGGAGGAGACGGCGGCGGGGCCGGGAGTGATGGCAATGACGGCGGAGCCGGAGGGGAAGAAGGAACTGGAGGAGATGGCGCCGGGGGTGACGGAGGTACGGAACCGCCCTCTTTTGATGACTTGCTGAAAAGCGGCCACCAGGCAGAGTTTGACCGTAGGGTACAGCAAGCTATCAATACTGCGCTTACGAATGCGCAGGAGAAGTGGCAGGCGCTTACGGATGATAAGCTGTCAGAAGCCGAGAAGCTGGCGAAAATGACAAAGGAAGAAAAGTCTGAGTACCTGCGTCAAAAGCAGGAAAAGGAGCTTGCGGCAAGAGAAGCAGCAATTACCAGAAAAGAATTGATGGCTGAGGCAAAGAACACATTGGCCGAAAAGAAACTTCCTGCAGGGCTTGCGGGGGTATTAAATTACGCGGATGCGGATTCCTGCAACAAATCTATTGCGGCAGTGGAAAAGGCATTTCAGGAGGCCGTAGAATCGGCGGTGCAGGATCGGCTGAAAGGCGGTACACCTCCGAAAAAAGCGCCGGAAGGAACAGACGCCGAACTGGCAAAACAGGTGGAAGCTCTCATGATGGGAGCATAATAAGAAAGGAAAGGTGAATTAGATGCCAATTAATACATTAGCAACAGCAACACTATTTCAGAACACATTGGATAAAGTAGCAATTCAGGACGCAGTAACCGGCTGGATGGATGCCAATGCCGGGCAGGTAATCTATAACGGCGGCGCGGAGGTCAAGATTCCGAAAATGTCTGTACAGGGCATGGGAGATTATGACCGTGACAATGGATATCAGCAGGGCGGGGTAACCCTGGAGTATGAAACCAGAAGAATGACGCAAGACAGAGGACGTAAGTTCCAGCTCGATCCAATCGACATCAATGAAAACAATTTTGTGACCACGGCGGCTGCAGTTATGGGCGAGTTCCAGAGAATGCATGTGACACCAGAGATTGACGCCTACCGTATCTCTAAAATTGCCACAGAGACTATTACGGCAAATAAGGCTGGTATGGTTGAGTACGGATATACGCCAGGTGCAACCGGAACATCTACCCTGCGTAAAATGAAGGAGGGCATTAAGGCAATAAGGGAACTGTACAACGGTCCATTGGTATGCCACGCAACTCCGGACTTTATTATGGAACTTGAATTGGAACTGGCAGGGAAAATTACAACAGCAACTTTTTCTAAAGGCGGAATTGATACAGCAGTTCCTGCTGTAGACGGTGTTCCGATTGTGTCTACTCCGTCCAATCGGATGTACACAGCCATTACAATTCGTGATGGAAAAACGTCCGGTCAGGAGCAGGGAGGCTATGCGAAAGGGACAACCGCAAAAGATATTAACTTCTTTATCTGTCCGAGAACAACACCTATCGCAATTACAAAGCAGGACATTATGAGAATCTTCGATCCAACCATCAACCAGAAACTGAATGCGTGGCAGATGGATTACAGACGGTTCCATGACATCTGGGTGCTGGACAATAAGCTGGATTCCATCTTCCTCAACATCAAGGATGCAAAGGAGTAATACTATGAGGTTAAAAAAGGATAATGTAGAAAGAGTAGTTGACACTGAGGCAAGAGTAGAAAAATTCATGGCCCAGGGATTTAAATGCATTGATGGAATGCAGGAGCAGGCACAGACCCCTCAGGACCTTGCTGCCATGAATGTACCAGAGTTAAAGGCCCTGGCGAAAGAAAGAGGGGTAGAGGGATACTCCAGCCTGAACAAGGAGGAGCTGCTGGCCGTATTGAAAGGGTGATCAGCATGACAGATGTAGAAAAACTGAAAAAACTGACAGGGGAGAGCGACGAAGAATTGCTCTCTCTTTTGTTGGAGGAATCAGAAGCTTATGTTTTGTCTTATACAAACCGGTCAAGGCTCGTTCCTGGACTGGAAAAGACGGTCAGGGACCTTGCTATAGTCGCCCTGAACCGGATGGGCACGGAGGGGGAGACTGGACGGAGTGAAGCAGGAGAAAGCTATAGCTTTGAGGCTGCCCCCAAACAAATCTATGATGTACTGAACCGGTATCGTCTGGCAAGGATAGGAGGCAGGGCGCATGAGGCTAAAACGAAGCAGAGTGAAGAAGTATTACCATAAAACAAGGACAATGGGAAAAGACAGTGAGGGCAGCACTTATGATGTATATGGAGCGCCTGCAGCGTTTTCAGGAGAGGTATGGCCTGCATCCGGAAAGGTACAGGCGGAAATGTATGGAGAGAAGTTGTCTTATATTCGGAATGTGAGAATACAAGGAAAGTATGTCATAACTACTGACCGGAAAAACCAGCTGCATTATGTGTTCCCGGATGGCCTGGACATCACAGAGTCTGACGGGCTGTGCCTGTATGTCCCCCAGGAGGCAGAACCGGATTACCGGGTTATCTCCATTAAACCGTATACCCCTCTTAGATTGGAGGCGGAGAAACTATGATCATAGGGAAGCTGGGGTTAGATAAACGTTTTGACAAAATGTCAAAGGTTGACCTTCGAAAGGGAGTAGAAAAAGGGATATCTTACGTACAAAGCGCTGCTAAACTAGGCTGCCCTTCAAATACTGGCGAGCTTAGAAACTCCATTATGACGTCTATCGAGACGGAGGGAGAGGCGGTAGCTGGTGTCTGTTGGTCAGCATCGGAATATGGCATGTATGTTGAATTTGGAACCGGACCTGTTGGTCAGGTCAATCACGAAGGAATATCCCCGGATATTGCGGTTTCGTACAGCCAGAAAGGCTGGATGATACCAGGGAAAGCAATGGACAGGACCTATGCGGAAAGCAAAGGGCTGGGAGTTGTGGAAGGAAAAGAAGGTGAGGTCATCGGTTATCTGACAAACGGACAGCCAGCAAGACCGTACCTTTATCCTGCACTTAAAAATAATGAAAAGGAAATAATTGATATGATTGCCCGGGAGGTGAAAAGCCAGCTATGAAAAATATTAAGGATGAAATTTTTAGCACCTTAAGCAAGGTCTTTGTAAATGTCTCCGACCAGTACCCCAGAGATTGGGCAGAACTTCCGGCTCTGCAGTATACAGAGGAAGAAAATAAGGTATATGAGCATACCGACGAAGGGGAAACAAAGTCTTATGTGAGATTCCGAATAGACATCTGGCATAACCGGTCAACCTCTGAGGCAGCACTGCAGGTGGATGAGGTTTTGTCTGCCTTTGGCTTAGTGAGAACGCTCTGTCAGGACGCCCCGGACCCATCCGGGCTGAAGCATAAAGTAATGAGATATGAGGCCATTATTGATATGGAAAATGACTATATCTACTGGCCAGACTAAAAAAAAGGAGAGTGAAAGCATGTTAGCAAATGGAGCAAAATTAGGGTTTAAGAAAAGCGGCGGTTCCACCTACACAGACCTTCCGGGACTGAAAGAGATACCTGATCTTGGTGTAGAACCAGAAAAAGTAGAAAATACCTGTCTTACGGACCCAAACAAAATGTATGAGATGGGTATTGGCGATCTGCCGGAAATGACCTATAAATTTAAGTATGAAAATAAAGGTACAGCTTCTCCATACCGCGTCATGAGAGAGGCACAGAAAACGGGGGAAGTACTGTCTTTTCAGGAAACACTGAAAGATGGAACTACGACCGAATTTGATGCGCAGGTAAGTGTAAAGAGAACCGGGGCGGGGGTAAACGGAGCAATTGAATTCGACCTTACAATGATTGTACAGAGTGATCTTACCTATACAGACCCGGAATAAGGGAGGAGATAAACAATGAATGGATTTGAAGGATTAGATGAAGAATTAGAAAATTCTGATAACAAAGTAACTCCGATAGCGGAGGTCAAACCCAAAAGACGTCCGTTTCATTATTGGACAGTGAATGGGCAGGAACACAAGATGAAGCTGACAACTCAGATGATTGGTATGCTGGAGAAAAAGTACCGGACTAATATATTAAATCTGATTTCCTCTGACGGACTTCCACCGCTGTCTGTTATGCTGACTATCATTCAAGCGTCAATGTCGCCTTGGGAGCACAACACGGATTCTACTGCTGTGCTTAAACTGTACGAGTCCTGGTGTGAGGAGGGAGGCAATCAGATAGACCTGCTGTCACAGGTAGTTATGCCTACGCTGGTGGTATCTGGTTTTTTTACCGAAAAGCAGGGGAACTCCATCATGGAAGACCTGAAGAACACGGACGAACTTCTGTAGAATATCTGTATTCTGATGCGATAGACGATCTGTATCCATACGCCCTGGAAGCTGGTGTGTCAGTGTATGAGTTTTGGCAGCTGTCCTTTGGGGAGGTAATGGACATTGTAGATGCCTATAACCGGAGGGAGCGACGGCTGTTTAAGGACGCCGTAAGACAGCAGTTTCTTCTTGCGGAGGTCATCACCCGGTATTTGACCAGGGACAAGGGGGAGGACCCTCCAAAGCCCTGGGAGTATTATCCGGAGCTGTTTTCAGAAGACAAAAAGACCGCGGAGGAGCAGGAAGAAGAAAAGCAGCTTCTGGAGCTGAAAGAACGCAGAAGAGTGTATGCAGATGAAGTAAACCGCAGACGCCGGGGAGGCTGACTCCCTGGCTTTTTTCATTAGGAGGAAGGGGGTGAAGTATGGGAAAAGAACTGGAAAGACTTGAGGTTGTGATTGAAGCGGATCCTTCACGACTGAAAAAAGGTGCGGCGGATGCGAAAAAATCCATTCAGGATATGGTAAGCAATGTCAACCAGGATATAGAAAAAATCAAAAGTCCTATTAAAGATATGATGGACAGTGAGGGTATGAGCCAACTCAAAAATATGAAAAGCTATATCAAAAATACCTTTTCTGATTTGAAAAATGGGAATCTTATGGACGGACTTGCGAATGGTGTTGATAAGTATATCCGTGATGCACAGGTTGCCGCGGGTATCCGGGTATATACAGATGATTACCTGGACCTGGAAAAGGATATTGAAGCGGTTCAGGGGGCACTTGAAAAAATGGATGCTAAGCGGAAGGCTATGTCAGACTCCGATGTCTACGAAGAATCAAAGGAATACAAGGAGTTAACAAAAAGTATTGCGTCTACAGAAAAACGCCTAAATACCCTTATTGAGCGCCAGGAAAAAATGAAAGCCGGCGGGGCAAGTCATAAGAGTTCAAGCTGGAAAAACCTGCAGTATGACATAGAGGAGACTAGAAAAACCCTGGATGCCTATAAACAGGAGGCTGCTTCTATGCAGGCCGATGGCAGCGCTTGGCAGCATTCAAATGCATGGAATAAAATAACAGGATCCATTCAACAGGCAGAGGCGGAGTTAAGAAACTATAAAGCCCAGCAGTCCAGCATGAATGCAGCGGGGACTTCTACCGCAGTAACAAATCCGGGGTCTATGAGTTCCGGCAGCTACCTGCAGACGGCCGCTGCCAGTGTGGGATATCTGCCTACAAAGATACGAGAAATAACAGGAAGCGTAAATCAAGTCATTAAGAAAATACCAGTCATCGGCCGGGTGGCTACGGAAGCCTCCTATGTGGCGTCTAAGGCGTTCGGAGGTATGAAAGCTGTATTCAGCAAAATAACTCCTGCAATAAAGAAAGTGTCTGGTGTTTTCGGGTCACTCATACAAAAATTTAAAAGCAGTATTCCCATATTGAATAAAACAGGAAGGTCCATGTCCGGAATGGAGGCACACTGTAAGGGACTGGGGGGTATGATGCGAACTGTGGGCATGACTGCCCGGTTTATGTTCGCAAGCTTCCTGATCCGAGGAGCCGTAAACGGTGCGAAGGAAGGATTTCAAAACCTAGCTCAATACAGTGAGCGGACAAATGCCAGCCTATCCATGCTGATGTCGTCTTTGACTCAACTTAAAAACGCCCTGGCCACAGCTTTTGCGCCTATTCTGAACGTGGTAGCGCCCCTTCTGAATGCACTCATTCAGAAGGTTACACAGGCGGTATCCGCCCTTGGTATGCTGTTTGCGTCCCTAACCGGGCAGAAGTCCTTTACAGCGGCTAAAAAGGTCAACCAGGACTATGCGGCAAGTCTGAATCAAAATTCGAAGAACGCGGAAAAGGCAGATAAGGCCAATCAGAAACTGCAGCGGACGCTCCTTGGATTTGACCAGCTGAATAAGATGGATGACAACTCAAACTCTGATATTGACACAGGGGTTTCCGGTGATGTGGGTGGACTCCTTCCAGCGGATATGTTTGAAGAAGTGCCGATAACCTCAAAAATCAGCGATCTTGCAGATAAGATTAAGGATGCCTGGAGAAATGCCGATTTCACAGAGATTGGCCAGATTGTAGGAAATAAACTGAATGCCGCCCTGGAGAGTATCCCGTGGGAGGCGATACAGAGTGCGCTCTATCGGATCGCAAAGAGTGTGGCGACATTCCTGAATGGTTTTATTGAAACAGTGGACTGGGGACTTGTGGGAGAGACCATATCTCAGGGAATCAATACAGCCTTTATGACGGCGAATACGTTTGCTCAGAATTTCCACTGGGATTCTCTTGGAGAGGCCGTAGGAAACGGTATCAACGGAGCTATGTATGGACTAAACTGGGACCTGATAAAGGAGACAGTCCATAATGTAGTATCTGGTCTGATAGAGGCCCTGAATACATTTCTTCGGACCGCAGACTGGAATAAAGTAGGAGAGACTATAGCAGAGTTTTTCAATACAAAGCTGGAGGCTTTCTATACGGCGGTAACAGAGTTTGACTGGGAGGAGCTTGGGGACTCCATAGCGGAAGCAATTAATGGGCTGTTTTCTACCTTTGACTGGGCGAAGCTTGGAGAGAGTATTTCTAATTTTGCAAAGGGTATTCTAGATTCGCTCATACATGCGATTGAGAATACAAACTGGATGCAAGTTGGAGAAAGCATTGCTGCTTTTCTTGCAAATATAGATTGGAATGGGATAGTTGATAGGCTATTCGAGCTTTTGGCCGCAGCATTAGGCGGACTTGCGATGTTCCTAGGCGGTTTAATAATTGACGCCGTTATACAGGTTGGCAAAGACATACAAATGGACATCCAAGAGTGTGGGGGAAATATTGTCCTTGGCATTTTAAAAGGTATTGGTGATGCGCTGCTGGGCATAGGCCAATGGATTTATGACCATATTTTTACTCCTATAATAGATGGGTTTAAAGCGGCCTTTGGCATTCATAGTCCATCTACCGTCATGGAAGAGCAGGGCGGAAATATTATTGAGGGGCTGCTAAATGGCCTTATTGGCAACATAGGCTCGGTTATTACCTGGTTTACGGAGCTCCCCGGGAAGGTCAAAGAGGCCCTGGGAGATGCCAAAGAATGGCTGGTGGAAAAAGGAAAAGGAGCCATTGAGGGTATCAAGAACGGGTATGAAGCTGTTAAAGACAGCAAACTATTCTCTAAGTTTAAAAATCTTAAAGACGAAGCTTTCAGCGCTGTTGGCAATGTAGCAGCAAAGGTAAAAACAAAAGGTACGGATATCATTTCTGGTATTAAAGACGGGTATGAAAACAGTAAACAAAGTGGCCTGTTATCTAAGGTATCCACTCTGAAAGATTATGTTTTCACCTCTGTGGGAGACATGGCAAAGAAAGTAAAATCCAAAGGGCAGAGTATCATATCAGGTATTGCAGATGGCTATGACCGGGATAAGCATCTGATTAAAAGCGCCGTTTCGGGCGTTGGTGATTTGATTAGCAAAGGAATAGGTAATCTTGCTGATGTAGGAAAAAGTGCCATTTCTTCCTTTGCCCGTGGGTTCTCTTCCGTCCACATCCCAATGCCGCATATCGACTGGGATTGGCACGAGATTGGAATGGGAGACTTTAGCATCAGTATACCGAGTTTTGATTTGAGCTGGTATGCAAAAGGCGGATTCCCCAACGTGGGAGAAATGTTTGTAGCCCGTGAAAATGGACCGGAGCTTGTCGGACGGATGGGAAGCAAATCAGCGGTAGCCAATAATGCACAAATCGTCGAGGGTGTAAAGGCCGGCGTAAAGGACGGCGTTATGGAGGCTATGATGAACTTCCAGGGAGGCGGAGGAGCTGAACAGGCGCCTGTAATTGAATTTACGATTATCGCAGATACAGAAACCCTTTACCGGGCAACGCAAAAAGGAAAGCAGAAGTCAGACAGACGGTATGAAGTACTCGTAACGGTGTAGGAGGTGGTTATAGATGTCTATGATTGTTGTGGACGGGTCCGAAATCAAGGATCCGTCTGTTTTTGAATGGGGGCTGCAGGATATATCTGCAGCCGATGCCGGCAGAACGGATGACACAATAATGCATAAAAACCGTGTCGGTCAAAAAAGAAAAATCAAACTAGCCTGGAACAACCCTACCCCGCAGGAAACAGCCTCTATTCTCCAGGCTTTTGACCCGGAATATATTACGGTTACCTATCCTGACGCAAAGAGTGGAGGGCGGGAAACCAGGGAATTTTATGTAGGAGACCGGTCTGCATCCATGCGGAGCTGGGCGACTACTTACCGTAGATATACCCAGGTAGGGTTTGACATAATAGAGAGGTAAATATGATTAATACAAGCATCGAATTCCAGCAGGCACTGGATCAGAACAGTAAATGCGCTGTAAAGGCAGATATACAGCTGAATAATGGGACGCAGTTACAGGTAGATGAATCAAAGATTGTGCTGGGCGGTACTAAGATAGATGACGGAGTAAGCAGCTCCGGGAAATTTGAGATTGGGAGTGCTATCACAAATAAGCTTACACTCAGCCTGAACAACATGGATGACCAGTTTTCTGACTATGATTTTACCGACGCAATCATTACCATTTGGGTAGGAAAGCACCTGTCACCCACAAGAAACGAATGGCTGAAAAAGGGAGTGTTTAATTCAGAGGATCCTACTGCTACGCCGTCGATCCTGAACCTGGAGTGCCTGGACAACATGAGTAAATTTGATAAAGCCTACGATAAAGGCATAAGCTTCCCGGCAACGCTGCAGGTCATTGTACAATACTGCTGTGACAGATGCGGAGTAATTCTTGCCAACAAGCAGTTTCCAAACTACGGCTATACAGTCAGCAAGAACCCATTTGACGCCAACAATAATATTACTTATAGGGCCTTGCTGTCCTACTGTGCTTTAATTACAGGGTGCTATGTCCGGTGTAATGCGGACGGGCGCCTGGAGTTTAAATGGTACGATGTGGGGGCTTTTAATAACCTGACGGACGGCGGTATTTTTGACCGGACGGAGGAGACCAGCTATCAGACGGGTGCCAGCCTGGACGGAGGGAATTTTACGGATTATGAGTCAGGGGATACTGCAGACGGCGGCAGCTTTATGGAGGTTTGGCCATATCATCATATATTTTCTTTTAATTCCCTGTCTGTATCTACGGAGGATGTTGTAATCACTGGAATCCGGGTAAAAGCCTCAGATGCGGTAGACAGTGAAGGGAAAAAGATAGAGGGCGAGACCTATTTGTCCGGAGCTGAGGGCTATGTTTTGTCCGTGACGGGCAACCCATTGATAGAATACGGCCAGGCCAGGGCAGTGGCTGAATATTTAGGAACACGGGTTGTAGGAATGCGGTTCCGGCCGCTGCAGGCGTCCTGCCTTGGGAATCCTTCCTGGGAAGCGGGAGACGCCGCTATAGTAACAGACCGCAAGGGAAACAGCTATTATACGTATCTCACGAATATAACGTACAGTACCGGGAGTTACGCCAGAGTCTCCTGCGATGCAGAACCGGCAGCGCGCCACAGCGCAGAGAAGTATTCCGCAATGAATCAAATTGTATCGGATATAAAAAGAGACAATCAACAGCAGATAAATTCATACACGGAATATGTCACGCAGCTGGGTAATCTCGCCATTAGCGCTATGGGGTACTATGAAACTACGCAGACACAGGGGGAAAGTACGATCAGATTTATGCATGACAAGCCGCAGCTGTCCGGCAGTACGCTGATATATCGGCAGACTTCAAATGGGGTGTTCTCCTGGTCCGTGGATGGCGGAAGGACCTATACTTCGGGGGTACCCAGCAGGAGTGCCAATGTGGTAATGAGCATTTTGGCGGCGTTAAAGGTAAGTCTTGACTGGTTGTCTGGGGGTATTCTTACTCTGGGAGGAAGCAACAACGCAAACGGAACACTTGTAGTCCGGGACGCTGCAGGGAATGAAAAGGTCAGACTTGACCAGACAGGAATCAGCAGCGAAAGATTAGATGACCTGGAAACAAGGGTGACAACACTTGAAAGTGAATTGGAGGCGATAAAAAATGGCAATTAGAGTAAGAAGAGGTTTAAAGGAACAATTTATAGCCTCTAAGCTACTGCCTGGTGAATTTGCGGTAGCCACTGATACTGGTACGGGCTGGTATTGTTTTAAGGCCGGAAACGTTAAACTTATTGCTACAACAGATGATATTGAAAAGGTAATGCAGGATTATGATGCCTGTCAGGAAGACATAGCCGCAATACAGACAGAGATGGATGCCGCAAAAAGAGCAATTCTGGAATTGCAGAATGGGGCGGCAAAATATCCCATTGCGACAAAAGAGGAAGCACTTGCAGCGGAGGCAAACGACAAATTAATGTCACCTCTTAGAACGGGGCAGCTTATATCCGAGATGGTAAAGGATCTGGTGAAATATCCCATAGCCACTGAGCAGGAGGCCAGGGCTGGTATTGATGATAATAAGCTGATGACGCCACTCAAGGTAGCACAAGCCATAGAAGAGCTGGCCAGCGGCGGAGGAGGCGGGGGCGGAGGCTCCACCATACCAATTATGTCCAGTACTTTTGCTGGCGGTTCTTTCGCAGCTGGAACCGAGATTGAGATCCGATATCGGTGGAGCAGCCCCAACGAGGGATATGGCACGCTGCATGTACTTTTGAATAATGTGGAGATTATCACTGAGGAGGTACAGCAGGGCCTTAACCGTGTCGTGGTACCAGGGCAGGTTAAGGGTAATTACACTGTGCTGATGTATGTAACAGATAGAGGTGGATTAACCACGGATAAACTGACCTTTACGCTTAAGGTTGGGGGCCTGGATATTACTTCTACTTTTGATGATTCAGAGGATTTTACCATCAAGAGTGTTATCCGTATACCGGTAACCATAGACACAATATCCCTGGACCCAATCTATATCAATACCACAATAGATAACATAACCACAAGGACGGCCGGCCAGAACGGTTACAATATGGTTCAGCTGCCGGCACTTACACCGGGGGCCCACAAGGTGTCCATCAAGGTAACGTCCGGCGTCTACGTGTCAAACATATTACAGTTCAACATTATCATCGAGGATGCAGATACGCTGACAATCATCTGTGATTATGAAGTGGAACAGGTGTCCTATCGCGACTTAGTGGAGATACCGTATAGAGTATCACTTAAAGGCGTAGATAGGTTTAACGCAGAATACCTGGTAGATGGTATCATTAAGAAAACACTGGAAATCAAATCAGGTACCAACATCTGGGCAACCCGTGACCTGGCGGTAGGTGATCATACCCTGCGCATTAATGTGGCTACCCTGGACGGTGCAAAGACAGCTTACGTTGAAAAATCTCTTCGTGTCAATGCCAGCAGTTATACTCCTCTGCAACCGGTTGTGGATGCCTCCCTAGTGGCTTGGTTTGATGCAACCGGGCGAACCAATCAGGATACTGACCGTGATACATGGGCGGACAAGAGCGGCAATGGCACCGTAGCGAACCTGGTGGACTTTAACTATGGTGCAAACAATGGATGGATTGACAATACTCTTAAATGTAACGGTGGTTCCTACGTGGAGATTGACCTTCAGCCATTAAAAGAAAATGCCCCATACGGCTTAACAGTTGATATTAAATTTAAGACCAGGGATTCTGGAGATGAGCTTGACTGTGTACTGGATATGAGGGGAAGCGACAGTAACAATCGTGGATTTGCCATAGACACGAAATATATGTATATGAATTCAGGTACCACTAAAGCAAAAAGCACCGTGCTGGAGGAAGCAATTTCCCGCGCTACATTTGTAATCGACAGGCAGAACAAGCTTGCGAAGATTTATAACAATGGTGTAATGACAGAGGCTTTTATAATCCAAGCCACTGAGACTTTTACGAATAATAGTAAAATTTATTTAGGGGCGCGACTTGCTAATGTATCCGGCGTCTGGGGACCAGCGTACTACAGTGATTGTGAGGTTTACAGTATCCGTGTCTATGAGAGGGCGTTAGAATCAGATGAGATTGTTCAAAACCATATCGCGGATATTCCGGACCTCACGGAACAAGAAGAGAAATACCGCCTGAATTACGAAAACATGATGCCAACCATGTATTTTTATGGCGATACATCGGCCATGACCAAGGACAATAAAGTGCCGCTTCGGATCCGGTATATCAGTACGGATAGTAATAAGTACGGGGAGTCCTTTGATTTGCCGGCGTGCCAGGTGGGTTGGCAGGGTACATCATCTCTGCAGTATGCAGTCAAAAATTATAAAATAAAACTAAAGGACCAGGACGGGGCAAAGTACAAATACAGCCCGTTTCCGAATGGCATTTTAGAGGACACTTTTTGCTTGAAGGCAGACTACATGGAATCCTCCCACGCCAACAATACCGGTATGGCCCGGTTTATCAATGACTGTTTATATGACAGTAAGGTCCCGCCGCAGGAGACAAACGCCAATGTTCGGACTACCATCGACGGATTTCCTATCCAGCTGTATATCGCACAGTCAAACGATGCTACGCCGGTATACATGGGGGTATTTAATTTTAACTTGGATAAGGGCTGCAATGACTCCTTTGGATTTGACGCCAACACTTTGAGCTTCGAGGTGTCCAGCAACTCGGATACCAGCGCAGGAGCTTTTAAGAATGATAGTGATGCAAGTATAAGAGAAGACTTTGAGTTACGGTATCCAGATGAGGATGACTGCACCGCAGAACAGATAGACGCCGCATACGCGACTTTGAAAAGAATTGTGACGTGGGTCAAGAACAGCACAGAGGAAACTTTCCGGGCAGAGGTGGAACAGTATTTCAGCCTTGAGTACCTCTTGAAATATTACCTGCAGGTGCACCTCTTCGGTATGGTGGATAACCTGGGAAAGAACATGATGCTGACCACCTGGGATGGTCTTGTGTGGTATCCACAATTTTATGATATGGATACACAATTAGGCTTGGATAATACCGGATATCTGGAATTTCTCAGTGATATCGATGTAGTAGCTGGCGTCTATAATACCTCTGGATCCAAGCTCTGGACGATGGTGTCTACTGTGTTTGCGGATGAACTAGCGGAGAAATATAAGGCCATGAGAGCCTCTCAGTACACCCTGGATAACATCCTGTCTTATTGGTATGGTGATCAGGTGGCCAAAATCGGAGAGAAGCAGTACAACGCCGATATGGAAGCCAAGTACATTCAGTTTAAGAGTGACTACCTGTTCATGCTACACGGACGACGATATGAGCATATGCGACGGTGGATTACAGAGCGGTTACTGTACCTGGATACTATCTATGGGTACGAGGCTGACACTCGGCAAAGTATCACAATCAGAGCGAACAAGAGCGGCAGCGTATACCTGGATATCTACACATATTCCCCGCAGTATGTCCGTATTGTTTGGCGTAATGGAGTAGAGCAGAAATTAAAGGTGGGACGCAATACTAACGGCGATATGATAAAAACCAGATTCTCATCTACCCTCGCAACAGGCACAGACCAGGAGATAATTATTTATAATGCAAAGCATATAAAAAAGATTGACAATATCGCCGTGTTGAGCCCAAGCGTTTTAAACCTGGTGGAAGCTACTAAATTAACAGCGCTTGTTTGTTCAAATGCAGCTTTATTGAATGATGTCAGACTTGCAGGAAATAACAGATTTTTAAGGGACGTAGACCTGTATGGGTGCAAGATATTAGGGACCTCATCGGGTGGTGGTAATGTTTTGGACTTTTCGCAGATGTTGAATATGAGAACTCTGGATGTAAGGGGAACGGCGTTGGATAATATTCTCTTACCCACGGGAGGAAGCAACCTGGAGAATTTATATATTCCAGATAATTTAAAACAAATAGATCTAGAGAATATGCCGCGGCTTAAGAAAATACAGTATGGTTCTAAAGAAGGGTTTAAGAGGGAGAATGCGTTTACCTCTATGAAAATAATAAACTGTCCAAGATTACCAGCTACATACATCAAGAATGTACACACAGAAAATTTATGGCTTGAAAATTCATTGGCTGGGTCATTAGATGATGCTGTTATTAATACGCAGCAGAGCGGCACTGATCCTACTTGCGATATGTCAACTATTAAAATAAAGGGGTTAAATTGTTTTGAAAGTGGCAGGCTTAAGATTGTAGCAGGACAAAATTATACGACGGTTCCAGCGACAAATAGTTTTGAAATCACCAATACGAAGGTAGGAGAACTAGTATTAATCAAGTTAGGATTTATCGAAGAAACGATTGTTGATTTATCAAATGAGGACATTGGTAGTTTGTGTATACTGGAATATGCCAATATAAAAGAACTTATATTGCCATCAACTCTAACAGGGCTGTCAATCAAAAAAAATGTTTTTAACAGCGTGGACTATGGAGAAAAATCACCGTCGTATATTGGAAGTACACTAAAGTATCCAGATACGCTAAAGGACGTGGAATTTTATGTGGGCGAGAAAAAGACGGAGTTAATTGACTTATCTAGTTCGACAATAACCGACTATCTCTATATCGAAGATCTAAAAGGCAAAAATATTAAGATAAATTGTGATTTTTCTCTTGGAAGCGGAGGGTATCTTAAATGGCAAAGCCAACAGAGATTTTATCTGGGAAACTCAGGGGATATATCGGGATATGTGAAATGTACGGATGAAGCAAAAATAATGGGTAACAGTTCGGGGTTAGGAGAAGTTCAGGAACTTAAGCTTTTGATAGACACCTCAATGGTTACTAATTTCCAGGGTTTTTTTAATGGGTGTAAAAATCTGGTGACGATTCCAGAAATTGATACTTCAAAAGGAACTAATTTTGGTGGGATGTTTAGTGGTTGTTCCGCCTTGAGTGAGATTCCAGAATTAGATACCCTAAAAGGAATTAATTTTAGTACAATGTTCCGGTATTGCAGTTCGTTAACTTCGATTCCTATGATTGATACCTCGAATGGTGAAGACTTTAGTTATATGTTCGGTGACTGCGCACTGCTACAAACAATACCTCAATTGAATACATCTAACGGAGTAGATTTTAAAGGCATGTTTGATGACTGCGATTCGTTATTAACAATTCCATTAATAAATACATCAAAAGCAACCGATATCGATAATATGTTTTATTCGTGTGATAAATTACAAACAATACCACAACTTGATACTTCAAATGTAAGCAGAGCCTATAGAACATTCTATCAATGTAACAAATTAAAAAACGTTGGAGACTTCGATTTTCGAAAAACAACCGCGCTTATTGGCACATTCGACTACTGTTATGGGCTAGAGGAAATTGGCATTTTAAACACCCAAGGTATCCAAAGGTTCGTTGGTATTTTCGGATCTTGCCGTTCAATGGTAAAAATAGGTGGAGTAAACTTTTCTGAGCGAGGAGATTCAAGCAGCAGCCTATTTGATGATAGCGGTAACAGCAGCGGGGTTCCGAATTTATGTGATATTACATTTATTGGAACCCTAAATCAATATTCAGGATTATATGATTTGTATAAACTTCCAAAAATGAATGCTGCATCTGTAGATTCAATGGTGCAAGCGTTGATAGATTATACTGGAGATACAGCAAAAACTTTATACCTATCCACATATGTAATTGAAAATTTAACAGAGGAGCAGACCGCAACTATTGTGGCCAAAAACTGGACAGTAACACAAAAGAGTGTATCCTAAGGAGGTGATCAGATGCGCATAGAAAATAAAAACGGTATCATATACCTGTATCCGGATCCGGGAAAGCTCCTGGCCCGCACGGGGGAGACAACCGGCAGTACATTGATGATTTTAGGAAAGTCAGACAAACCGGATAACTACACAGAGATTGACGAGCTGGCAGAGGGCCTGCCGGAGGAACCAGTGGAAGAACCGGATCCGCCCTACGAAGTTATACCGGACGAAAACGGAAAAATTGACTATGAGACAGCTATGAAAATGAAGAATGACATTGATTTGCTAAAGCAGCGGACGCTATCCCTCCAGGAGACGAACGCTGCTTTATTGCAGCGCATACAGGAGGCAGAGATATGGCAGAAATAAAAGTAAGAAGGGCAGCCACAGTAGCAAATACCCCGGTAATCCTGGAATTTGACGTCATGGGGCTACAGTATCTTGTGAAAAACCACACAGATGATTATATCCATGTGGCATTTAAAAGCAATGCTACGGTAGATGAATGTGTATCCATACCGCCAGGGTGTGCCCAGGTGCTGCTAGTCAGCAAAATTGTAAGCGCAGATGACGGCAGTAAGGCGGTTTACGTGATCCCGGAGGGTACGTCACCGGACATTGAAAGGGGAGTGGAGGCACAATGCATACTCTGGTAATGGACTTAGAACCCGGCTACATAGGCACAGAGCCGGGTTTTCTCTACCGCTTCAACAGGGACCTCTACGAAACCATAACCTCCTCCCACCTAACCCTCAATACCCGCCCCGGGAGAATAAAGAACTTTAAACTATCCGGGGTAACAAGGCAGGTGGAGACTACGGGGGCACAGCTCCTATATAACTTTTTCGGGGTTTTACTGTTACCCGGAGCTAATCCTGAAACAATAGACCCAGTAACAATGTCTGATACATCAAAATACGGAACGTTATGCGCCCATATTACAACACCAGGGACTTATTGTTTATCGGTTGGAAATGACTATGTATTCAACATCAACAGAAAATTATTAAATGGGAACCCAGCTGAAACAGTATCGCAAAGGCTTACTACCCCTTATGTATTCGATGTTACCGTCCCAGGAATTGTTGCTTTCTCTGTTGAACGAGATACAAGTGAAACTGATTATACAGATATACCAATTGGCGGTGGAAAACTACCATCTGATTTTGGATTTATGCTTAACGCCGGTGACACCGCCATGCCCTGGGAACCCTACACCGGCGCTACATCATCCCCCAGCCCGGAATATCCCCGGGATATACAGGGGGTAGGGGTACGGACAGCACAGCTTGCAAACTTACCAGATATAGCCCCAACTACATCAAATGGCTTAACCTGGAGCTGCAAAGACGGGGTTATTACAGTGACCGGAACAGCGCAAAAAAATTCTGATTCAACTACCGTCGGACTTTATACAGAACTACATTTACAACCAGGGACATATAAGGTATCAGGATATGATACAGATGTAGAAGTATATGTAAGGATAACCCGCGCCGATGATAAAACAACGTATTATCAAGGAACGCCCTTTGTGACTGAGGCGACTGACAAATTAACTATCATATATGCACAAGTACCCACAGGAAAAACAGTAAACAAAACCATCTGTCCTATGCTAAATGCCGGTAACACTGCCTTACCCTACGAACCATATGGCTATAGGACTGATGTAGTGTGCAGAACGGAGGATGATACAGAGAGCTACACTGCACCAATATACACACGGGAGCCAGTAACACAGTGGGATCGCATCGAATACCGGAATGGTGAATATGGATTAACGCGTAGAGGCACCACCTATACTTTTACAGGACAGGAGAGGTTTAACAAATACGGGAGTAATGGTTTTGCGCTAACAAAGCCAGACATGCTTCCTGGTAACTACCGCAATGATGGTTACTGCAATAGATTTCCATGTGCAAAAGGTACTTCGGCCACGAAAGGTATATGGTTCGGGGCGGATAATAACCAATATATCTATTTTTTGGATGTGTTAGGCGTTGCTACCAGCGTATCAGAATTTGCGGCATGGTTACAAGCTAACCCAACAACGATAGTATACCAGCTTGCCGAAGAAGTCTGGGAACCCATTCCGGCCATATCCCAGCAAGCATTACACAACCTACCAACCTACAAAGGTACAACAATCATAGGCACCACAGACCCGCTGGAGCCAGAGATTACCGTATCATACAGGCCGCAGACAGATTATAGTAAACTCCCCGGCCTGGAGGCAGACTACGAAAAAGGTATCTTCACCCGCCTGGGTGCCGCCAAAAACCTAACCGCTGGATCACAGTTCAACCGCTTCCCAATGTATGCCGGGCGCCGCCGATGTAATGTATCGGACGATGGGACTATAACAGCCTATGTGGGCGATCCCAATTATAGGGAGGATGGCAGCAACGGCCAAGTAATGGTATATCAGCCTAAGTTTTACTATCAGGTTGTACCATTGAAACTTGAACCCCGGACAGACGGTATAGGCTATCACCTGCGCCGGGCACAGTATTGGGTATCACACAAGCCACAGCCAGGATTTAAGCTTCACCCGGCATTCAAGAAACCGGCGCAGAAACTGGAATATATCATGTACGCAGCCTTTGAGGGCAGCATATACGACACATCGGAGGCAGCATACATCCTTGATGACGCCCAGGTGATGGACGTGGCGGCGGACAAACTAAGCAGCATTGCTGGGGCAAAACCAGCCAGCGGTAAGACGCAGCAGTTTACCCGGCCAAACGTGGAACAATTAGCGCAAAACCGAGGCCCTGGATGGCATGGAGACACCATCAAAGCGGAATCGGCTAATCAGTTACTTATGGCAATAGAACTGGGAACCATGAACATCCAGGCGGCTATCGGGAATGGCGTTGTATCTATACCGGATACGCAAAGCACCGAAAATAATAGCATTGTTACTGGTGGCACATCTAACTTAGGAAGTACAACCGGCATGGCAAATGGAGACAACGGAAAAGTATCTGTGTCTTATCGTGGTATGGAGAACCCGTGGGGAAATATATGGAAGCAGGTCTACGGGGTTAATATCTGGGGTGACGGAACCATGAAAGGCGGCGTCCCTTATATCTGCAAAGATTACAATTTCGCAGAAAACAAGAATACCGGAAACTATGAAAGCGCAGGATTTACGCTAAGTAACACAAACGGCTATATATCGGCAATGGGATATTCGGAGGAATATGATTGGTTATTTCTGCCATCCGAAACGTTAGGAAATAATTCCTTACCCGTTGGAGACTACACATATATCACAGTAAACCTGAATGGTTATAGGAATTACCTATTTGGTGGCTCTTGGGATAGCGGCAGTTATGCCGGTGCTTTCTGCTTGAGCTCGATTGCTGGCGTCGGTTATTGTAGTCGGACCATCAGCGCTCGCTTAATATATGTACCACAATAACAATTTGAAAGGAGAACAAAAATGGCAAGATTTTTACACATGCAACCAGGAAAGACCGAGGGGAAATACATCCCGGTTATCACTAACCAAAGAGTAGATGGCCAATGCTGGGAATTAGAAGAGGGCGGAATCATGCATGATACCGTCACCCCTGCGGCAGAGGTACGGCTGCAGTCCCAGCTTAACGCCGTCCAAGAGGCCCAGGCATCCATGCAGGAATCCCAGGCAATCACGGACCAGGCAGTGCAGGATTTAATCATCACGACAATGGGAGGTGCAGTATAATGGCAGCATTTCTGGCGAAGAGAATCATTGACGGGTATATGACAAAGGAGCAGGTCCCGGCAGCTTTAAGGGATGCAGTGTATGCGCTGTTGCCGCAGGAGCCAGAGGAACCGGTAGAGGTACCAGCAGAAGCCTAGAAAGGCGGTGATCCAACAAAATATCTCCCTTTGGGACGCGGGGTGAAGCGTCTTATTTTAGTGCAAATGACTTGAAAGAGAGGATAAGAAGATGAAAGTAATTGACACATACAATGCAGTAGTGGGGGCAGTGGTTGCTGTCCTCTCGATGGTTTTCGGGGAGCACTGGATCTTGTTTATGGCGTTCCTGATGCTTAACATAGCAGACTGGTTTACCGGGTGGATGAAAAGCCGCATGGCCCACAAAGAGAACTCGGTAGCCGGCTGGAAAGGTGTCCTGAAAAAGTTGGGATACTGGTTAATGATTATGGTTGCATTTGTTGCCAGCGCAGTATTTATAGAGATTGGGAATGTGCTGGGAATCAACCTGCAGGTGACTACTTTACTTGGCTGGTTCGTGCTGGCCTCCCTGCTGGTGAATGAAATCCGGTCAATATGCGAGAATTTTGTGGAAGCCGGGTTTAATGTACCTATGATACTGCAAAAGGGGCTGGAAGTGGCAGATAAAGCAATTAATAAGGAGACAGGGGACCAGTAAGGTCCCTTTTTGATTGGAGGAATCACAGATGAAATTTAGAAAAAAGCCGGTTGTGATTGAAGCGTATCAAACAGACCAGGAGCTTATTATTCAGACGATGGAGGGACCATTAAAAGCTTCGCCCGGAGACTGGATTATCACTGGAATACGCGGGGAACAGTATCCATGCAAACCAGATATATTTGAAAAGACATATGAACCTGTTGGGGAGGAAAATTTATGGGAACATTAATCATGGGAACCGCCCTGGCAACGGTGGAGCAGATGCGCAGCTACATCCGCAGGGTGAATCTGCAGGTCCCGGCCAAAGTCATAGATATGCTACCGTTTTATCTGTCAGAAGGACAGGCCGAGGGCGTCCGGGGTGACATAGCCTTTGCACAATCCTGCATCGAGACGGGCAACTTTGGCTTTAAAGGCAGCGCAGTGACCCTGGACCAAAACAACTTTGCCGGGATAGGCGTAACCAGCAATGGCATGAAAGGCAATAGCTGGGCTACACCGCAATTAGGTATCCGGGCGCAGGTGCAGCATTTGAAAGCCTATGGCAGCGTAGATCCACTGAATCAGGATTGCGTGGACGATAGATTTAAATGGGTGAAGCGAAATTCTGCGCCGTTTGTGGAATGGCTGGGACAGCAGGAAAACCCGCTGGGAGCCGGATGGGCGAAAGGGAAGAACTATGGAAACAAGATTTTGCAGGTGTTGGATAAGGTCCTGCGGGAAAAAGGAGGAACAGGATTGAACATAAATAAGCTGATATCAGCATACAATCATAACTCCGGCAATATTAACCGGATTAAATATATAGTAATACACTACGTCGGTGCCGTCGGCGGGGCAAAGGCCAACTGCCAGTATTTTGCCGGTGGGGACCGGGGAGCCTCCGCACACTATTTTGTAGATTACAACGGGGATATCTGGCAGAGCGTAGAGGATGCAAATATAGCTTGGCACTGCGGGACAAAGAGCGGATATAAGCATCCTGAGTGCCGGAATGCCAACTCCATCGGCATTGAGCTGTGTGTGAGAAATAAAGGCAGCCAGGCTGACACCTCAAAAGACTGGTACTTTGATGATGCAACCGTCTGGGCGGCGGCGGAGCTGACCAAACATCTGATGCAAAAGTACAATGTACCGGCGGCTCATGTGCTTCGGCATTATGATGTTACCGGGAAGATTTGCCCTAACCCTTATGTCTATAACACCACAAAGCATACCTGGACAGAATTTAAAAGCCTGATAAGCGCTGCCGGGCGCAATTACATGCAGGTAGGAGACAGCGGGGAAGAGGTAAGGCAGCTACAGAAAGACCTGAATACCCTGGGATATGACTGCGGTACGGCTGATGGTATTTACGGTGAAAAGACGGCAGCGGCGGTTGAAAAGCTGCAGAAAGCTACCGGGTTGGCGGCTGATGGTATGGCCGGTATCAAGACCCTGGCGAAAATTGACGAACTACTAAACGCAAAACCACAGTGGATACAGCAGGGCGGACGCTGGTGGTACAGGCACGCCGATGGCAGCTACACTAAGTCGGGCTGGGAGAAGATAGGCGGCACCTGGTATTACTTCGACGCGGCTGGCTGGATGAAAACCGGATGGGTGCTGCTGGGGGATAAGTGGTATTATTTGAAATCCTCTGGGGCTATGGCATCTGATGAGATAGTCAAACTTGGAAAAGAGACATTCTATTTGACACCGGAAGGACATATGGGAACTACGAACAGCAGAGGGGCTTTAGTATAATCCAGGTTCCGAGGATTTAACCGTCTGTAATTCCAGTCCTTTAAATGGGCCGAATTGGCTGTTTCATAGAATAGCGCTGAAAATTCAGCGGTATAGCATCACCCCCGAAATATCGGGGCTATTCAGGATGTTGAATTCTCGCGGCGGAATTTTCCGCTGCCAATCAAGGGTAGTTAAGCGACTGCCCTTTTTTAATACAACAAAATAATTCATAGGAGGTATGAAATTATGTTAGTAGAAATCACAGGGAAGCAGAATGAGGAGATAATAACAACCAGTAGCCGACAGGTGGCGGAAAAGTTTGAAAAAGAGCATAAGAATGTAGTGAGGGATATAGAGAAGCTATTAGGGGAGATAGGCTCAAAATTGAGCGTATCTTATTTTATTTCAAGCGATTATAAAGATAGCATGAATAGGACCCAAACGGAATATCTGTTAACCAGGGATGGATTCTCTCTTCTTGCTATGGGATTCACAGGGGAAAAAGCCCTTAAGTGGAAGCTGGAATATATCCGGGCGTTTAATGAAATGGAGACGGAACTAAAACGCCTATATAACGAACGCAAGCAATGGGAGATTGAACGGGAAAAAGGGAAGCTGATCCGGCATGTGCTGACAGATACAATCAAGATGAAAATAACGGACAGTCCGCATAAAAGATTTATGTATCCCAACTATACAAAACTGATATATAAAACCCTGTTTGGGAAACCCTTTAAAGAACTGCAAGAAGAGTTTGGAGTGAAGCCAAAAGAAAGCCTTAGAGACTACCTGACCGCAGAGCAGCTCAAGGATGTCGAAAACATGGAAATGCTGGTGAGCAGCCTCATAAATTGCGGATGGGGCTATGATCAGATTAAAAATTTTATAAATGAGAATACCACTAAACAGCTGGCAGGATAAAAAGAAAGCCCGGGGCGTATAGCTAGGGGTGTATTTTTAATGTGTTTCTTCTATGATAATGGTGGATAATCTTAAGTCAATCTTAATTATAAGTAACACATAAGCAACAAAAACGCTGGAAACCCGCATAAATACGTTATTTAAATTTAATTCTTATTTAAATGCGGCTGAAAAATATTTACCATAAATGCAGTGTTTACAAGGGTTTCAGCGTGATAAAATTGTGGTAAAGCTTCATTAATTTTAATTTATAAGTAACGCATAAGTAACAAATCAAATTTTCTCTATCTCTTTTTTTAGGTCCTCCAGCTCTTTGTGTACATAGGTGCCGTCTGTGATATCTTGGATGGAATGTCCCATGATTTTCTTTGTACAAACCTTATTCGCTTCTGCCCTATCCATCATTGATGCAAATGTATGACGGGTGTCATGCGGAAGATGATCCAGGCCCAGCTCACGCATGAGCGGTATGAAAACATACTGCCTGAAATAGTAGTCCAGCTTCTCCCAGTCGTCCGATGTAGGAATCAAATATTTAGTGTTTGGATTATAATACCGTTCAAAGAACTTCTTTACTTTGGAATGAATGGGAACTATCCGATCTTTGCCTGCCTCCGTCTTAGCTCCACATATAAAATATCCTTTATCTA